GGAGTGATGAACCATGAGATGGTTGATGGTATCAGTAAGCGCAAGAAGCCTTTCACTGTTGACTACACTGGATTCGGTTGGGTAATGATTCAAAAGGGTGTCTTCGAGAACGAAGGTATGAAGTATCCTTGGTTTGCACCGAAGATGCAAGTGTTTGAATCTGGTGCGGTTCAGGATATGTGTGGTGAGGACGTATCGTTCTGTCTGGACGCTATTGAGTCTGGATTTGATATCTGGTGTGATCCACGCATTCGTGTCGGTCATGAGAAGATGCGTGTTATCTAAGTATATCTCAAAGGAATACCACTACGTTTGTAATGAATGTGGTGGTAAAGGATGTGACTACTGTCATGGTGGTTGGGGTTGTAATGGACCCGGATGTGAAAAATGTAAACGTTTAGGAGAACCAGTAAATGGCCAAGGTAAAGAAATCCCTCTCAGGGGACACTATGATCGAATCTCAACCGAAGAAGACTCGACAGGGAATGGGTAAGCATACTAAACTCGCGGCTACATCAAGTAGACCAAAGAAAAAGCGTTACAGAGGACAGGGACGATAATATGGCATACTTAGTTCATCCACTACCCCCCAGACAGGTCTGGGTCAAGAAAGAATATCTTTATGACCTAGAAAAGGGTCATGGAGAACTGACACCTGGTATCTGGATCTCTGTAAGGAGTATTCAGGCAAAGGCACTATACTTTGAAACATTATTGACAGAGTATGGTGCCCTTTATGATAAACTACCACTTTCTGCATTTGTGTGGAAGGAAGACATTGATTGGAATGACCAATTACCTTTGGATGTATTAGAACTGTGGGACTGTTTTGACTATAACATTACAGTTGTAGAGAAACCTATCCTTGGTAGATGTCAATTCTTTGGTAAGGATAAGAAGATGCATCCTGGTGAGTATGAATTCACTATTGATACAGCACATCCTGATTGTTCGATTCTGGACGTGAACTTTTCTGAACACGATCCTGAACATAAGACTTTCAATGTCATTGCATTGGATAATGGACAATTTGCGGCACAACCTAATAATAGGACTGTGTTCTTGGATAATAGTTTGATTAATAATGATAACCTCAAACAACCTGATTTCAAGGTTTGTACACAGAACTATGCTGTAGAGGTAGAACCGAAGTGGTGGTCTGTAGGGCACACTGATGAGTGGGCTTATAGGACTGAGGAAGAGGAGAGAGAAGATATTAATTACTTTAACTCAATGAGTGAAGGTATCGATACCTATCATTCTCAAGAGGGAAGATACGCCGATCCGCAATAAATAATCAAAAAGGATATGGATAACCAAAACTTTTTGAGAGAAATAGCTAACGATCAGAAAACACCCAAGAACAAGAAAAAGGTTCGTGAGGATGGTTTCTATGAGGCTAGTGAGGCGGATTGGAAGGACTTCTGGGAGAACGAAGATACTACTGAGATGTTGACTGAATAATTTTCATTTGCCGTCTAAATACTTGAGAATTGTTGTATAATAATTAAGTGCCTGTCCAAAGAGTCAGTCGGGGTTTTAAAGACGTAAGTGCTACATTCCAGGTTAATCCCATCAATTCAGATGTGATTATCCTGAAGAATGAGAATGCAATTGCTCGTTCTATACGTAATCTTATTTTCACTATCCCTGGTGAAAAACCTTTTGCACCTACTATTGGAAGTAACGTAACTGCTTTGTTATTTGAAAATATGGACTTATTGACCGCAAGTTCAATTAAGTCCGAGATTGAATACACTATCACTAATTTTGAACCTAGAGTTAACTTAACTGATGTTGAGGTAACTGCAAATATTGATAATAATCAATTTGATTGTGTAATTCGATATGAAATTGTCGGTATCGACGTTTTACCACAACAATTAACCTTTGCATTACAGCCCACTAGGTAAATGCCGTTAGTCAATTTTAGTAACTTAGATTTTGATCAGGTAAAGGAGTCCATCAAGGACTATCTTCGTGCTAACTCAAATTTCACTGATTATGATTTTGAGGGTTCAAACCTGACCACAATCATCGACACTTTAGCATATAACACTTATATTACCTCATATAATGCCAATATGGTATCTAATGAGGTATTCATTGATTCGGCCACGCTCAGGGAGAACGTGGTGTCTCTGGCGCGTAATATTGGGTATGTACCGAGGTCAAGAAAATCTGCGTGTGCAAGAATTACCTTTGATGTAGATGTCAGTAATACTAGTGCGGTTTCTGTAGTTCTTAAAGCCGGTGCTGTAACCACATCAAGATCAACCGGTGTTAATAGGACTCGTAATTTTATTTTCTCAATTCCTAATGATATTACAGCTCCTGTAAAATCAGATGGAACTGCAACGTTTAGTAATATCAAAATTTACGAAGGAACATATATTAATCAGACATTTACTGAAGATAGTAATAACCCCAATCAAAAGTTCATCTTACCAAACTCTGGTATTGATACGGATCTCATCTCTGTTATTGTAAGAGATACCGCAGGTTCTACCGTATCAAGAAAATTTGATATGTTTAAAAGTCTTTTTGATGTAACTAAAGACACTAGAGCATATTTTCTTCAAGAAATTAGTCAAGAAAGATATGAACTTCTCTTTGGTGATGGAATCTTCGGTGTCAAACTCGAAAATAGTAATTTTATTGAAGCAAGTTATATTACATGTAATGGGCCCGAAGCAAATAATATAGTCAATTTTTCATTCATTGGTAATTTAGTAGATAATAACGGAGCGACAATTAGTTCAGGTGTTTCTGTTATCTCAACTGAAGAAGCTTCTGGTGGTGGTAAAGAAATTGAATCTGTTGAATCCGTTAGAAAATACGCACCACAGATTTATGCATCACAGAATAGAGCTGTAACAGCTTCCGACTACGAGGCATTAATTCCACAGATTTATCCTGAAGCGGAATCAGTTTCTGCTTTTGGTGGTGAAGACTTAACACCTCCACAATTTGGAAAGGTTTTTGTAAGTATCAAACCATTCAATGGTGTGTTCTTATCAAGTGGTGTAAAACAGAATCTTCAGCAACAAGTTAAAAAATACTCTGTCGCCGGTATTAGGGCAGAAATTATTGATTTGAAGTACTTATATGTTGAAGCTGATTGTGAAACATACTACAATTCAAATCAAGCTCCATCACCATCTTTCGTTCAAAGTGTGGTATTTAATAATATCACCAAATATGCAGACTCCTCTGACTTGAATCAATTTGGTGCTAGATTCAAATATTCCAAATTCCAGAAAATTGTTGACAGTAGTCACGAATCGGTTTGTTCCAATATAACAACCGTTCAGATGAGAAGAGATATGTCAGTAAAACTGAATCAGTTTGCTGAGTATGAGTTGTGCTTTGGCAATCAGTTCCACGTTAAAAACCACGGTCACTCAGCTGTCTTCCAAGGTAATCTACTTGGATACAATATCAGATCAACAGGATTCACTGTAAGTGGTATTAGTGGAACTGTGTATATGGGTGACAAACCAGCTGGTAATCTTGATAAGGGAACTGTCTTTCTCTTCAAGTTAAACTCATCAACTGAACCAATCATCGTCAAACAGAATATTGGTATCATTGATTATAAAAAAGGTGAAATCAAACTGAATCCTATAAACATTATTTCTACAGTGGTTAATAGAAACGCTCCTCTTATTGAAGTTTCTGCAAATCCATTATCAAATGATGTTATTGGTCTTCAAGATCTCTTCCTACAATTGGATGTAAATAATACAACAGTTGACGTAATTGCTGACAACATTTCCTCAGGAAATGATATCTCAGGAACCAATTACATTGTGTCTTCAAGTTATGGGGTTAACAAACTGGTAAGAGGTACCGCAATTATTACCGGTAGCTCAGACACCACTCAAACGGTCTCTGGCACCACCTCAACCACTCCCACTGGTACAACACCATCGACACCTACTACAGGTGGTGGAAGTCCTTACACCATGTCCTCACCATCATCTAGCAGTTCCTCCTACTAATACAGATA